GCTAATGATTATTTATTAGGTGCAACTAAAGATGTTCCCAAAGGAATGGAATCGTTAGCAGAACAGCTTTCGCTTGGGCGTAAATACATTAAAGAATATCAAGAGGAAATCTTAGCAAATCATTACAGCGGTCAGAAAGAAATACCAGATGTAATGGTTAAGAAAATTGAAGATAGCCTAAATAAAGGGGACTATGTAACTAGGGCTTATAGATTCTTTGAGGATGGAGCTTACGCGCCAAGCAAAGAACAATATAAATCGTTAATGAAACGGTTGATGGATGATGGGATGGATGAAGAGAAAGCTGCTTTATACATTACAGATTTAAACGCAAAGAAAGCTGGTTCGCCTGATGAAATGGCACAATACGTCTTCTCTCAAAACTCAGGGGTATTAAAGAAAAGAACTAGCGCCAGAACTAAGAGATTATCTTGGTGAATATGCTGACGTTGGATCACAACTTGGATTTACTGTTTCCAAACTTTCACGTTTAGCTTCGTATGATACTGCTGATTCTAAGATAGCACAAATGCTTTTTGATTCTGGATTATTAAAAGTAGCGGATGAAACAAGTCAAAACTTAACTCCTATAACATTACGTAGAGGTGAGGCACACCTTGGAGATCAAAGACTTGTAGGATCACCAGAAGTTCAAACTGCATTAAATGAATTGTATGGTCAGAAAGCGGATGACTTAGCTGGCGATCTTGCTACTGTATCTATTAAAGATGCTTGGCAAACAGGAACATCTTTATCTAAAGCAGCTAAGGTTATCTTTAACCCTGCATCTTATGGGACAAACTTTGTTGGATCATTGTTTAGCAATGCAACCATGGCAAATAATCCACTCAAAGGATTAAAGATGGGAGTTAAGGGAGGGCTAAGTCAATTTGCTAATGGTCCATTACATTCCGTTGCTGGAATGAAAACAATTAAAGATATAGATTACTTTAAAGAATTAAAGGAAGTTGGCATGATGCCTTCATCCATGCAATTTGCAGACATTCAATCTGGATTTAAAGCGGGTAAACTTGGCACATCAACAAGCAAGATTATTGATCCAGTTGGCAAGGTTTATAGTATTCCCGATCTTATGGCTAGGATTTCAGTATATGAAAACCAAAAGGGGCTACTAAGAAAAGCAGCAGTTGGTGCAGACGAAAAACAAATTCATAAGTTGGCCGCTGAAATGACCAACAATACATATATGAATTATGATATGCTTAATTCCAACCTTAAAACATTATCTAGAAATGGATTGCCATTAAGCCAATTTGCTTCATTTACATTAGAGCTTGCTAGGACACAATTTAACCAAGGCAACATTGCCAGAAAAATGGTTAATGGAGAAATGGCAACAGAACTATCAACAAAGTTTGGTGTCCAAGTTGATCCCAATGTATTAAGAAAAGAAGGTATTAAAAGGATAGTTGCAACAGCGGCGGTATATGGTGGTGGAGCTGCGGCAATAACTGGCTTTAACCGTGAGTCAGTAACCCCAGAACAAGAAAAAGCATTGCGAGAAACAATTGTTCCAGAGTGGGACGAGAACGCGCCATTACTTATTAAGAGAGATAAAAATGGTAAAGTTTATACTAAGAACGCAACATACTTAGTTCCACAAATGCAAGTAATTGCACCATTTATGTCAGCGTTTCGAGGCGAATCAATGGGTGACGCATTAAACAAAATGACAGAAACTGCTGGCGATGGAGTTCTTGAGAACGGTGGGTTCATGTTAAAAGGGGTATCCCAAGCATTAGCTAATTATGATATTGAAGCGCAACAAAAAATAACCACTAATCCAACTCTTTATGGAAGGATTGTTGACCAAGCAGCGTGGGCTGGCAAAGAACTTTTCCAACCTGGTTTTGTGCGTGAATCTAAGAAAGCACAAGAAAACCCATTATCTCTTACTGCTATGCGCATGGGTGGTATTAGGGTAAATGCTACGACCGAAGAAAAAGGATTTGGATTTAGATTACGTGATGTTCAGTCAAAACTAGATACAGTAAAGGATCAACTAGCAACAGCAAGATATAGGGACTTTGATAAAATTGGAAGGCTTCTTAATAAAGAAGAACTTGAATCAACTTATACAACTACATTAAATCCCTTGTATAAGAACCACCAACAAGAATTAAATAAACACGTAAGTAATATGCGTGTTCTTGGGTATGATAACGATAGCATTATAAGAATGATGGCTAAAAGTAAAATACCAAACATTGAAGTTATAAATGCTATTGATGGAAATGTTGAAGATTTACCAATCATTGATAAAACAACTACATCTAAAACCTACGAAGATTTAATCAAACAACCTGGAGACATCTATAAGAAAATTATGGATGTAGCTAAAACAGATAGGGATTTAGCTAAGGCATTGGCAGAGCATCACAAAAAGCAAACACGCGACAAGATACTTAATATAAGTGAAAGAGATAATGCCTTAAGAAATCTTGATACATTGCAGCAAAGTGATTTCATTTACAAAGAATTAAAAAGAAGTGATAATCCAGATGCTTTGCTTAATCAATACGTTAAGAAAAAAGTCGTCAATGAAGAATCTTATAGAGCAATCTTGCTAAAGATGAAGGCAGATAAGCAGAAATAATTAGCTTGCTAAAGGCAGCATTATAGATACATTCCAGCTTTATGGATGAAGGTAAAGACAACTCACTAATCGACAACAAGGCAGCTATGATTAAGTTCATGGATGCCATTAAGGATCGTGCCAAGGATTTGCCGTCTAATAGTATTGAGAATACCAAGCCAGACGTTGCGGTTAAAGCATTGTGGTTATTATCCCAAGGCGCACCATACACAGAGATTCGCCGCATTACTCGATTGTCGCATGAGACGATTAGACGTTTGGAGTGGGATCACAACACCACGCTGGAGAAGAAACGTAAGGAGTTCTCTACCCGCTATGCTATGGCAGCAATGGAATACACCGACCTGCTGTTCATGAAGGCAGAACGTATTCACGATAACCCAGACTTGCTTGACGACATTTCACCAGAGAAGCTTGCCACAACGGTTGGCATCATGCAGGACAAATCATCCTCGCTTGCTGGCATTACTGACGCTGGAGTTGGACAAAAAGCTGGACTGTCTATCGAGGACGCATTAGTGCTGATTGAAGCATCCAAGCAAAAACGCGCACAAAAGGTTATTGATGCGGAAGTAGTAGAATAAAAAGACAATGAACAACAAACTGACAAACGAAAGACGAATCGAACTTAGAACTATTGATAAAACAGTAGATGAACTTATAGGTAAGGAACACTTATACGGATTAACTTATGAGCCAAACAATAGCGAAAGCCAAGAAGTTGATAGTATTATATCTAGCGTATTAAATACATTATCAGAAAAAGAACAAGAAATAATAAGGAGAAGATTCTTCCTTAGTGAGACGCTTGCGACTATCGCAAAGGCTATGGGCGTAGGAAGTGAAAGAGTAAGACAAGTTGAAGCAAGAGCATTAAGGAAGTTACGCCATCCAGACCGCATAAGAAAGTTAAATGAATTAGCTGGTTTATTTGGGCTGTCTATTGGTGATGATGATGTGGATTATAAAAAGAATATGGAGAGGAACAGGGATGAAATTACAGCGAATGAAGAACGCTTAAAATACGAAGATTGGATTAAGGAGATAGTAAGTAATGAACCATTAAGATTACTGTTCCATGCTTAACTGGACACCCCACGAAATACTAAGCATCCCGTCTGACGATGAGATTGCTGAGATGGAAGCTAGTGAGCTTGTTGAGCTATACGCTGCACGGGAAGAAGCTATCCGTAATTCTAATAAAGACCCTTACCGATATGGGTTTAAACTAGATCATTGGCACAAAGCTTGGGAGCAACTGTATAATGTAAACGAGATACTATGCCTTGGAGGCAACAGGAGTGGAAAAACTGCATTTGGTAGTTACTCAGTTGTTAAGGCTGCTATCGAGAACCCTGGCAGTATCATCATGTGCTTCGCCCAAAGCTCTGAGGTAAGCATCCGTCAGCAACAAAGTGCGGTGTATAACTGGCTACCACCAGAGTATCGAATTAAACAAACAAGTAGCAATGCCTACATTAGCTACACACTAAAGAACGGCTTTACGGATAACAGCTTAATCCTTCCAAACAAAAGCCAGATTCTATTTAAGACTTACTCCCAGTATCAGAACAATCCTACGTTTATCGAAGGGGCAGAGCTTGGTTCTAAGAGTGCTACATGGCACAATATTGGTGCATGGCTTGATGAGTATCTACTAGGTGACGATCTAATCAACACGATGCGATTCCGTCTTGCTACCCGCAACAGTAAGATGCTTGTAACGTTCACCCCGATTGATGGCTGGACTGAGGTTATTAAGGATTACTTAGATAAAGCTAAGACTATCTCCACTAAGGAGGCAGAGCTTCTTAATGGAGAGATACTGCCACACATTCAGTTGAGCAATAAGCGTAATGCTTCTATCCATTATTTCCACACTAAGGACAATCCATTTAGCGGTTATGAACGGCTTGCCAGCGATCTTAAAAACGAAAGCCGCGAGAAAATACTTATCCGTGCTTATGGTGTTCCAGTAAAGTCGCAAGCTACCAAGTTCCCTAAGTTTAACAAGGAAGTCAACGTAGTGCCGCATGAGACTATTCCGACCAAAAGCATTACTAGGTATCACATTATCGACCCTGCTGGTAGTAAGAACTGGTTCATGTCATGGATTGCGGTTGACAGCAGCGGAACGTATTACGTTTATCGTGAATGGCCAGACACAACTATTGGCGAATGGGCAGAGTGGAAGAACGGAAAGTGGGCATCTGGTGAAGGAGCTAAGGGGCTAGGCTATGGGATGAAAGACTACGTTGATCTTATCCATGAGCTTGAGGGTGACGAGGAAATCTACGGTAGGATTATCGACCCACGCCTTGGAGCTGCAAAGTATCAAGCACAGGATGGCAGTAGTTCTATTATTGAGGACTTAGCTGAGAACGACATTATCTGCATCCCAGCACCTGGTTTAGATATTGAGGACGGCTTGCAAGCACTTATCTCCAAGATGAGTTGGGATACCAGCAAACCAATGGACAGTTTAAATCGTCCGAAGTTCTACGTTAGCGAAGAATGTGGTAACGTCATATCGGCATTATCGGAATACACAGGTGAGCATGGCTTAAAAGAAGCATGGAAAGACCCGTTGGATACCTTGCGTTACGCTGCTATTTATGGTATTGACCACGTAGAGGCAGGATCATTTGAGGTTACAATGCAAGGTTCGGGAGGATATTAAATTTATGAAAAAACAAATTAAAAAGAGCATAGAAAAGGCTAAACTTATCGAGAAACAAATTGACGAGGCAGTAGATGTGTACGCCATTGGCGTATGTCCTAACCCAGTCTGGATGCGTGGCATGACAAGAGATTCTAATAAGTGCTCTATCCAAGTTCCAAAGGCATCTATGCGTGACTCGTTAGTCGGCAAATGGATGAAAGCAACTAGGATTGACGGCGGCGAAGAAAACCATTACAAGTTCCTAGCATGAGTTACGAAGAGGAAGTGGAAGAATCAATGGTCTATACCGAGGGCGAGCCTAATATCTCGATCCTGCAAAACGTGTATGACAGAGCAAAGCTAGACCAAGAGTGGTATATTGAATCTTGTGAACGTGCTTATAATGACCGCCGTAACATCTGGCCTGGCAAAGGTGACGATCTAAGGAAACATGGTTCTAATGCTTTCCCTTGGGAGGGAGCTTCCGACATGGAGGTTAATATCATTGGTGAGCGTATTGATACCTACGTTGCTTTGCTTTCACAGGCACTAGACCGTAGTAACATCAAAGCGTTCCCAACATCCCATGCTTCCGTAGCAAAAGCTTCTGTGGCATCACTATTCCTTAAATGGATGTGTAAGAGCTACATTCCCGATTTTAAGCGGCAGATGGAACTAGGTGCTAACCACTTGCTTGAAAAAGGCATTATGGTATCCTACGTTGGCTGGAAGCGTGAGAAGCGCACGTTCTTACAGACGGTTACTCTTGAAGAACTACAAGGGCAAATGCCAGCACTTGTTGAAGCTATTCTAGGTGAAAATACCCAAGAAGCTGAGGACTTTATTGCCAATGCTTACCCAGACATGAAACGTTCTAGGGTTCGTAAAGCAATTAAAGACCTACGCTTTAAAGGCGTGGCTGAAGTAAGCATCCCACGTATATCCGTTGACTGCCCGATTGTGCATAGCTGTGAGCCAGATGGTGAGATTATCTTCCCGTCCTACGTTACCGATCCACAACGCGCACCATACGTTTTCTGGAGAACATTCTACACTGCCCAAGAGCTTGAGAAAAAAGTAGCTACCGAAGGCTGGGACAGGAAATGGGTTGATAACGCAATCGAAAATCTACGTGGCGTTGATTCCAATGAAATGGATACCGCTAGTGACCGTGGCAAACAAAACGATCTAAGTGACGATAACGACCTTATCCTAGTTGTATATGCTTACCAGCGTTTGATTGACGAGGAAGATGGTAGCGAAGGTATCTATTGCACCGCTTTCCATCCGACCACCGAAGGATATGCCAAGCACGAATTGCTTAACGGCTACGATGATTATCCCTTTATTGTAACTAGGCTGAATGACAACCAGAAACGTATGTATGAAACTACATCGTTTGCTGACATTCTGCGTGGGCCACAATACCAAGTTAAGACAGAACGTGATAGTCGTATCGACCGAGCAAGCATAGCGACATTGCCACCGCTTCTTCATCCTGCTGGCCACCCACCGAAAGATTGGGGGCCTGGCAGACGTATTCCGTATCGCCGCATGGGAGAAGTCGCATTTGCACCTATTCCACAGTTTGATCCTGGCAGTGAGCGTATTGAAGCCCAGATGATTAGCCAAGCTGACAAGGCTGTTGGCTTAGACATGGATAACCCATTAGCTTCTGTAAGGCAGCAATTCATCGTTAATAAGTTCCTTGACCACGTTAAAGATATTCTTTCGTTAGCGTTCAAACTGTTCCAACGCATGGGGCAAGATGAAGTGTTCTTCCAAGTTACAGGTAATCCAGAAAACCAAGTGATGACCAAAGGTGATGCTGACGACAACTTCAGCATTATGGTATCGTTTGACTCACGTGAGACTGATCCAAATACCATTGAGACGCAGATGAAGAACATGGCTACATTGATGCAGATCGACCGTAATGGACGCATTGACGTTAATAAGCTACTTGAACTTCTTGCAGCACAGATTAACCCGTTCATGGCAGACTATATCTTGCAGCCACAACAAGAGGCACAAGACAAGATGCTTAAAGATGTATCAAACGATCTTACCCAAATCTATGCAGGTATCGAAATGCCAGCACGTCCGAACGGTGCGGAATTTGCTATGCAGCTTATCCAATCCTATGCGTCACAACCAGACATTGCCCAACGCTTACAACAAGACGAGACGTTTGCGGCACGTATGCAGAAATATGCAGGGCAGTATCAGATGATGATAATGCAAGCACAGAACGCTGTGACGGGACGTATCGGAACGCAGGAAGCTAATATGGGTGGAGTATCTACCCAGAACATGGGTGAATAAAACAACAATAATATGAAACAAGGACTGTATAGTAATATCAATGCTAAACGCAAACGCATTGCAGCAGGTAGTGGCGAGAAGATGAATAAGGTTAACAGCAAAAAAACACCGACTGCAAAAGACTTCCGCGACTCAGCTAAGACCGCTAAGAAGAAATGAAGAAGCGGTTTAAGAAAGTAGTTACCAACCCAGAAACGGGAAGGAAGAACACAATTCGCTATGGCTTGGCAGGAATGTCAAGTGATGGCAAAGACCGCATTAGACCTGGCACGTCCAAAGGCTCAAGTTATTGCGCCAGAAGCTACGGGATTAAAAAAGGCTTGTCAGAAGCTAAACAAAATGATCCTAATACACCCAACAATCTTAGCCGTAAAAAATGGAAGTGCAAAGGAAGCAAATCAATAAAGTAGGCGAACACCAACAATTAATAAAGTATCCGAACGACAACAATTTATGAAAAATAAAACAAATGGCTGCGGCCACGAAAGTAAGGAATACGGCAAGGGCAAAAAAGGTAAAGGCTATGTCGAGATTGAAATCAAGATGGGTAAAATGCCTAAAAAGAAAACCAAACGCAAATAACCATGAGAAGTCCTAAAACAAAAAAAGCCAAGCAAGAAAAAATTGCAAAGGTTATGGGCGAATACAAAGCTGGAACTCTTCATGCTGGCATTAATCCTAAAGGGCCAAAGAAAGCTCCACTAGCAAAGAGTCGCAAGCAAGCTGTGGCAATTGCTCTTAGCCAAGCAGGAATGACTAAACGTAAATAAACAATCCTTACTAAAAGACTAATGATTCCAAGACCAACACTAGAACAATCAGTGCAAGGATTATCTGAGCGTGATGAATATAAAGTAATTGTGCAGTATATCAAAGACGAGCGTGACCGTTTCTTTAGCGATTTACGCCAAGCTGAGACTCCGCACGATGTAATGAAGATCGCTGGTTCGATAGCATCTATGGATGAATTGCTAGGATTCCTTGACAAATAATCGGTAATACATTATTTCATCCAGCAGTATGTGAGTTTTTTGTCTTTCCCACATACGGTTTGTGCAAAGGGTTAATCGGGTAAAACTGGTTAACCCTTTGTTTTGTCTATTCATCAAACGCTCGTTTTACATTAGTGCTTTACTAATGATTAGTAATCTGCTTATGTATAGCCATTCGCCACCGCCAAGGCGTAAACTGGTGTAAAAAATATGAAAGCAAACCAAGACTCCATCGCTGGGGAGGAATCCAGTGTTAATGACAACCTTAGTATTGAGGCCTTAATCAGCCAACTTACCCAAGGAGAACCACAAGAGGTAGAAGCTGAAGAAGCGGAAACTGAAGTAGAAGAAGAAGAGCAAGAAGAAGGTTTTGAAGCAACCGAAACTGAAGAGCTTTCTGATTATACTGAGGAAGAAGCAACCGAAGAAGAAACCGCTGACGAAATAGACCTACTTAGTCTTGAGCCAGAGCAATTCCAAGCATTAGCTAAAAAGCATAAGAGCCGCCTACTTGAGCGTGTCGGGGAACTGACAGCGAAAAACAAAGCACTCCAAGCACAAGCTGAAGAAGCTGGGATGAAGCAATCTAGCGTAAGGACTATACCGACAGAACAGAATCCATTTGGACAACTTAAAACCGCTGAGGAAATCAAGGCTAAGTTTGAAGCGTTTGAATCGACTTTGGAAACTACGGATAGGCTACTTGAGGAATATGATGATTACAGCAACGATGATATTATCGAGGTTGGCGATCAGCAGTTCACCAAGAAGCAGGTCAAACTAGCCAATAGAAACGCAAGGGATGCGGTAGCTAAATACTTACCAGCCCAAGCAGCTCACCTCCAAACACTGCAAAACTACGTTGTAGCAAACCAGCAATGGCAGGACATGGCGAAACAAGAAGTGCCAGAGATTTCTGACGAAAAAACGGAAATCGGTAAAGCATACGGTCAGCTTGTGAATGATCCTTTAGTAATTGAACTGAAAGAGAAGCTCCCACAACTAGGGGTTCAGATAGAATACTTACTCGCTCACGCCGCAAGGTCTAAGTTTGGAAGTGCCAAGAAAGTAGTGCAAGGCGCAGGACAGAAGTTGAAGGTGAAACCACCCGCTTCCCCTGTTGGAGCTGGAGCATCACGGCAAGGGCAGGGACAAACCAGCAAATATGCTGATGCCATGAAGCGTTTTGAAAGTAGTGGTTCTGCTGAAGATTGGGTTGCTGCACAAAAATATAAGTAAATTCTAAACACCTAATAATATGCCTATTTCAAATACATATAGCCCTAGTGTTCCTAGCACTAGTTCATCCGTTGGATCAAACAAAGGTAATCGCGAAGATCTCTCCGCAATGCTTACCATGCTTGAGCCAGAACAAACCCCTATCACTTCCCTTTGCGCTAAAGCAAAAGCTTCTGGAGTTCTCCACGAGTGGGTAATTGATGGTCTTGAAGCTCCTAACGCAGACGGTATTGGTGAGACTTCCGATGTTACTTCGTTCAGCAACAAGTTTGCTTCGCGTGGTCGCCTTGGTAACTACACCCAAATCTTCCGTAAGGATTACCTTGTTTCCGACTTGCAGAACGCAGTTGCAAGCGTAGGCCCTGCTGACGTTGCCCAAGCAAAAGCTAAAGCATTGCGTGAAATCAAACGCGACATTGAGTTCGCAGTTGCTTCCAACAATGACCGCCAAGCTGAAGATGGCACGAATCCTTACAAGCTCCGTGGACTCGGTGATTGGCTTGATTCTGCTGGCCCGTCTGACGTTCCTGCTGCTTATCGTACGCCTTCCGCTTCGATTCTTGGCGCAACCGTAACTGAGGCTACTCTTAACAACTTGCTTGGCAGTATCTTCAGTGAGACTGGCGAGATGGGTAATCTTACCCTTGTTGCTAACGTAGCACTTCGTAAAGTTATTGCTAACTTCACCCGTGCTGAAGGAACAACCACCGCTAAAGCATACAACGTAAACGAAGATGCTGTGTCACGTAGAATCACCCTTAGCGTATCGCTTTTCGATACTGACTTCGGTGTTATCAAACTTGTAAACGGCAACCCAGCTTGTATGCCAACCGCAACCACGAATGTTGGTTACGTCCTTGATCCTAAGTATCTTGGTATTGGTAACTTGCTTCCACTTGAGTCTGTTGTCCTTGAGAACCAAGGTGCAGGTGAGCGTGGATACGTCAAGACGGCTTGCACCCTTGTTTGCAAATCCCCACAAGCACACGGTAAAATCGCTTACTAATTATAACTAAATACTAAATAAATAAAATTATGGCTAAACTTGCAAATAACGAGCGTTCACCTTACACGGACGCAATCACACTTAACGCAGCAGACCTCATTGCTATCGGCAACGGTGGAACTAAAGTAATTGGTTCTATCCCCGCTGGTGGTGCTGTTGAACTGGTAGCTGTTATCAACACCGTTGACATCGTAGGTTCATCCTCGCTTGTTATTGATGTTGGCACTACCCTTGCTGACCCAGATGAGTTCATCAACGCACTTGATGTTGATGCAATGACCGTTGGCTTGCCTACGTTCAACACTGGCGACTTGATGGTTCAAACTGCTGGAACGACCACAATCCTTGCTGGTGCGCGTCCTGCATCTGCTGTATCTACCGCAACTCCAATCTACATCAAAGTAACTGATGCTGCTGTTGCAAGTATCACTGCTGGTCAGATTGTTATCGGTATGCGTATCGCTGATCTTACCCAGTTCGCTGAGTAAAACTAAATTGGGCGGTGTAGGGTTCTATCCCCTATGCCGTCCTTATCCTTTTCCACAAACCAATGATTTTAAAAGCAAGCGAAGATGCAATGACAGATGCTCTAATTAAAGAGCTATGTTCTGGTAGGCAGTTCTTAGACTCGTTGCAGAAGCGGCGTGAGATTGAAGCTGCCCAGGTTGCGAAAGATTACCGTAATATCGGAAGGCGCAAAGGCGCAAAAATGATCCACCTAGCGGAAATCCCGCAGCGTGAGTATCTACAAATGGCACAAAAGTATGGAACTGAGTGCTGGGATGACAGGGAGTTTGTCCGTGATTTTCAAAAGAATGAGCCAACAATGGCGAGTAACAAGATTTCGATGGCACGTGAGATTTAATATCTATGCAAACTAAAAATTATACAACTGACCTTTTGCCGCTAATTAAGTCACTTTGCGGGGCTGAATTTGCAGCTATCGAGTTACCACGGATTAAGGCAATGATTAACAGTCGTGCCAAACGTGCGTTTAGAATGAGTGACTTTTGGCCTCGGTTCTTGGTTGTAGCAGAAGAAAGAAATATAACGAATGGATATGTTCCTTGGGATCAGACTTCTCTTAGCTCGATTGATACTTATATTCGTATTCATCGCACCGCCCCTTATGAAATCGCTAGTTCACAGGATTTGGACTTCTACGTGGATAACACGGGTGCTAAACTACTTGACGGTGGTTTGAATAGCACTAGCACATTTGTTACCTATAAGAAGCAATTAACAAGCACGTATGGGGATGGTACAAGCGGCACTGAAGTTCTTGTTCCAGACGAGTGGTTTGAGTATTTAGCCCATGGCACATATTCTGATTACCTGCGAGCTGAGGGACAGATGGAGAAGGCACAAATAGCTGATGCAGAGGCTATCGACAAGGTAACTGATGAGTTGCTTAGGATTGACGAGATGCGAACTAGCGGGCTAATCTCGCCTCGTATATCTACAAACGCAAGTATGCAATCACGTTGGAGTTACTAATATGAATTATTCTTTAGGAAATATGCTTGGTAGGAATAACGGCAGTCTTAACCCAGACAAGCTTTCCCTCAACCTCCAATTTGCCACCGACAAGAGTCTCACGGCTCGCAAAGGACCTACCCCTGTGTTCACGCGAGCATCTACGGCTACCTTTGTTGGGAGTAATGGCTTGATCCAATCTGCTGCTATTGACGCTGCACGTTTCGACCATGATCCTATTACACTTGCTTGCCGTGGG